ATTTTTCCTTTAGCTCGGCGGAAAGGGCGTACATGCGCCGAAAGGCGGCGGCTATTCTGAACGAGGCGGGGGAAAATATCGACGGCGACCAATTCGGATATATGGGAGATAGGCTATGATTATCACTTATAACGGCTATGTATCATTCCTAAAGCGCACCGAGGGCGGGGGCTTTGACGAACACGGCAACCCTATATCGGCCGCGTCATTATGGTGCGAGCCTATGCCATGTAACTACCGCAACATCACGGAGGAGCTGCAGAGGCGTAAGGATGCAGACCTCATACCGGTGACGGTTTACAAAATCCTTTGTGACTACCCTGAGGAGGACGTAAGGCTCACAAAGCGCGTTCAGCTATTCACACCTGAAATGGAGATGATAGGCGAGTTCGCCGTCAGCCAGTCGGAGCGTAAAATATTCACACGTCATATCGAGACTATAACGAGGGGATAAAGCCAATGGCACTTAAGATGCTTACACCACTGCAACAAATCGAGGCGCGTATGCAGCAATATGCGGAGAGGAGCAAAAAAGTTCTTAGCCGTAGAGTGGCATATATAGCCGAGGACGCTATCAACGAGCAGCGCAGAAAGGATGTGGGCAACTGGACCGACAGGACGAAAAACCTTCGCGGCTCTTTGGGATATAAAGTCAACAATGACGGCCAGCAAGTGATTAACGGCCTTAACGAGTCTGCCTCACAGGTGGCACGTGACGCCTCCGCCGCGGCGATAGCAGAGGTGATGCGTAAATATAAAAGAGGCATCATCGTGGTGGCGTGCGCGGGAATGCCGTACGCAGGCCCAGTATCAAGGCGTGGATATAACGTGTTGGACACTGCAAAGTTGAAAATAGCAACAGGACTTCAAGGGCTTGAAGATAAGATGAAAAGGAGCGCAATCACATGACCAAAACATACGGACAGGTAGAAAGCGCACTTTACAAGCTGGTCAAAAACAGCCCACTCCCGGGGTTCGTTTCAGGGTGCCTTTACAAAAAAGGACAAAGGCCGCCTCAAAGCGATAAAGAGGATATCGTCGTAATGGTTAAAATGGGAACGGCTGCACAGGTGCAGAGAGGCACGGCGCTGATAACCGTATTTGTACCATGGATAACGAATGCCAATGGCGATGATGGACGCAACATCACTCGATGCAATGAGATAGAAGTCATGATGCAAGAGTTTTTAAGCGGCTTACCGGTGACGGCGTCAACGCGCGATATTCGATGGAGTCAATCAGATATGATTCAGACTGACGATGACGAGGATATAAATCTTAGCAGAGTAGTAGCACAACTCGATTTCAAAATTTTTACAGAGGAGTAAATAATAATGGCTATTGTATCATGGGGAAAGCCCACGATTGAGATTGTAAAATGGGGCGCATCCGACACTTCCTGTCCGGAGACGGGCTGGAATACGGTATACAACCCTAAAGAAGACACCACAGACCTCAGCACCGCAAAGGGTGATATCAAAGAGGCTACCGGAGAGGGTGGAGAGCGCATCGACGTGATCTACAAAAGATCAAAATTTGCGCTGTCATTTGAGCTTTATGTGCAGAAAGGTCAGACACTGCCTATCGGAGACGATCAGGTAGACGATGGCGTGGTTCAAGGCACCTATGGCGTAAGACTAACACCCGAAGACACCACGCTTGAGGGGTTCATCATGCCTAAATGTGCCGTATCTGTTGAGACCTTGTACTCTGCCGCTGACGGTAAACGCGTGAAATATACCTTTGACGGTTTAAGACCCGCTACAGGTAAGACTTTGCAGCCTTACACAGCATCGGGATCAGGCTCCGGCTCCGGCTCCGGCTCAGGCTCCGGCTCCACCTCGGGTTAACATTTCTCATATCTTTTAACTTTAACACTTCCGAGGGCGCCAGAAGCTTAACCGCCTGACGCCCTCTTTTCTAAAGATGACAAAAAAGACAAAAACAATAGAGCTGCAGGTGGCCGACGCCGTGCTGGATGCCCCTAAGATTATCGTAGTGGGCGGCGAAACTTACGAGGTGAAGCCTATAACACTTCGGACGTTAATTAGATTATCTGCGATGATATCATATCTTCCGATGTTTAGTAGTGACTTAACGAGGGAGGAAAAAGTAGCCATGATCATCGACCGTGCGAGGGAGTGCGAAGCACTTGGAGACATAGTGGCGTTAATGCTGTTACAAAGGGGGCCTAACGACGGCAGCCGTAAAAAAAGGAGCGAGTTCAGGAAATTGGCTCAAGAGGCGTTAGACCTCCGGCCTTCGCAGTCACATACAGTTATTGATACGGCTCTGGCGCCGGAGGAGGTGGGGTATTTTTTCGGTGTTATCACTTTCCTAAGCGCGGCAAACATTCTGAGAGCAACGAGGGAAGTGGAGCAAACGACAGAGACAGATCAGACAGCATCTGGGCGTTAATCGCAGGTTTTGCTAAAAATTTCGGACTGACACCAAAAGAGGTGCTGGATTACACCTTTGACAGCATCATGTTATATAGCGCATCGCTGCCGGGCTATGACACAGAAGACTCAAAGGATAGAGCAAAAAACAACGACGATGAGAAAATCAACGGAGACGATCCTAAAAACCAACAGAAATTAAGGGAGTTATTTTTTAATGCCTGACAACTATAATGATCCGGTTGTATTTGCTGCTATGATGCAGACAGATAAATTCGAGATCGGTGCAAATAAGGTCAAACGCTGCGCGAGTGACATGCAGAAGTCTGTAGCGGCTGAGGGCGAAAAGATGCAGAACACCTTCGACAAATTGGGAGGACGCATAGCTGCAGCATTCGCCGTCACCAGCATTGCGGCATTTACAAGGGAGCTTATAAAGATCCGTGGTGAGTATCAGGCGATCGAGGTCAGCCTTAAGACTATCCTTAACGACGAGGCTAAGGGCGTCGAACTGATGGAGCAGCTGGTACACACCGCCGCAACCACGCCGTTCCAGCTTCAAGAGGTGAGCAAAGGGGCCACTTCGCTATTGGCCTACGGCGAAAGCGCGGAGACGGTCAATGAGACCTTACTCCGGTTGGGCGATATAGCAGCCGGCCTTTCCATACCCTTAAACGACCTGATTTATTTATATGGCACGACCATGGTGCAGGGGCGCGTTTTCGCAATGGACATGCGCCAATTCATGGGACGAGGCATACCGATAGCGGAAGAGCTGGCAAAGCAGTTCGGCGTGGCAAAAGATAAAGTCACCGAATTGGTGTCCGAGGGCAAAGTGGGATTTGAACATATCAAGATTGCCATCGAGAGCATGACAAATGAGGGCGGCAAGTTTGCCGGACTCATGGGCGCAATATCCGGCACTTTGAAGGGATCGGTCAGCAACCTGCTGGACAGAATAGACATGGCTATTAACGATATGGGCAAACGTACGGAGGGCCTGTTAAAGGGCACTATTAACGCCGTGTCGTTTGCCGTGGAAAATTACGAATATTTGGCCAAGGCCATACTCGGAGTAGTAGCCGCTGTCGGTACTTACAAGGCGGCGCTTATCACGCTGGCAGCGGCTAAAAGGTTAGTGCGTTTTGCGGAGTCTGTGAAATTGGCATTTGAGCTGACCAAAGGGTTGAAAGCCGCCACACGGGCGCAAGAGATGTTTAATCTTGCGAGTGCTAAAAATCCTTATATCCTGCTGGCGTCGGTGATCGTGGGAGTGGCCGTCGCGCTAACCGCCTTTAACAAAAAGCAAAAAGAGACGCTCAAAAACGCAGGAGAGGCCGCCGCGGCAATCGACGAGGAGCGCAAAGCACTCGACCGGCTGTTTAAAATAGCGAAAAGTGAAAAGGCTACCAAGGAGCAACGCAAAAATGCGATCGAGGCGATCAACGCCAAATATGGAGATTATCTCGACAATCTGGTAAAGGAGACGGATAGTGTCAAAAAATTAGACACGGCATATAAAAATCTGACCGCAAGCCTTAACGCAAAATATCTGACCGAGTTAAAGCAGACGATGACCGGAGGCAAAGAAACCGCCCATCTCGACGCACAGGCCNCCCTGCAGGGAGCAATGGCCAAAATTGCAGAAGACATGACGGCGGAGCAGGCGGGGCGCTTCACCCGGACGATGCGCGATTACGTCACGAAATTCAGTAAGCGTCTCAACGCCGCCGATCTTTACGAAGAATTTGCGAGACAATACAAGCTATACACCTCAAAGGACTTGGGAGGGCGCAAGGCGGGAACGCTATACAGCGCGATCTGGGATTTCAAAAAAAGCCAATACGAGCTATACGTGGCTAATAAGGAGTTCAACGAGTTTGCCAAGGGGTACAATACCGAATTAACCGGTTTGACGCAGCTGACAACCGAGAGCGCCGCGTCTATGAGGCAGGAGCTGGAGGATGCCCGCAAGGCATGGCTCGCAGCCAAAAAGATATACGACGAGATGGATCGAGGCACTACTCCGACCGCCACGCTCAAGGGCGCAAAGGAAAACATGGATGCCTCATATACGACCTATGCCGACCTTTACGAGATATACTACGGGCAAAAACTTGATGCCGTGGTCAAAGCGCAAGCGAAAAGCGAGGAGGACATAGCAAAGGCTACGGAGCAATACAACGAGAGACTCTTTGCGCTGATGGCTGACGCCGAAAAAGTCATCATCGAGTCAACCGCCGTACAGATGACGGAGGGACTGACGTCATACAACGCTTCGCTTATTCAGGCAAAAGCCGAATACGACACGGCGATTGCTGACCTTAAGCAAAAGCGGATAGAGCTGCAGGCCCTCGCGGACGAGGCCGGGCTTAAACCCGACTTCACTCCCATCGAGATGATGGAGGGGGAGGCGCTGGCCAAGTGGATGCATAATACCGAGGTTGCCCAAAAAGAATTGTTAAAGGAATATGCTACCTATCTTGACAAACGCAAGGAGCTGACCGAAAGATACAATACTGAGATTGCAGAGCTCGAAAAGCTTGCGGCCACTGAGCAAGCGGAGGTGGCGCGCAAGCGCTTTGATGAGGCGCTCAAAGAGCTGGACTTCGCGGCATTAAAAGAAAACGCACTTTTTGAGAAGATATTTAAAAATCTCGACTATCTGAGTGCTGAGACGATAGAGGAACTGACGAAAAGACTTGAAGAGTTTATAGCGTTCATCGAGAGCGGGCTGAGCGGCGATGACGCCGGAGAGGGGCTGAAAAAATTCGGCATCACCGCCGAGCAGCTCGTATCGTTGAGAGATAGCACGGATCAGCTGTCCGAACTTAAGCGCATACTCGAGGGGTTGAGGAAAGAGGGCGATAAATTCGGTACGGCGTTCGGCAAGATCGGGGCCGCCTGGAAAAAGATGATAGACGAGTTCGCGGCCGGCAACATGACCGAGGCCAACGCCGCTTTAGAGATGCTCCGCTCACAGCTTAACGCCATAGACAGCGCCGTTGACGACTTAGGCCAAAGTTTGCAGAACATTGGCAAAAGCACGGGCAATACCGGACTTGAAAAAGCCGGCAAAGTGATCTCCGGCATTGCTGACGCCGTCAGCGCGGCGGGCTCGGGTGCGGCAACCGGCGCGGCGTTAGGAGGCCCTATCGGGGCCATAGCAGGCGGGGCGCTGGGTGCGGGTCTCAACATCATCAAACAGATAACCGGCGCGCAGGCCGAAATGCAAAAGGCACATGATGCCTATGAGATCAAGGCCCGCACCCTGGCGACCGACCTCAACGCACTATACCGGGAGCGCTACCAATGGGCGCAAAAGATCGGCGAAAGCACCATGGCGTGGATGCGACGCGAGGGGGCGGAGCTGGAGCGTCAACTGGCATCGGCTACGAAAGACGCGCAAACGCTGATGCGTCAGTTGAGGGAGGAGAGTTACACTGTCTGGTATGAGAAAAAAGGAATATTCGGCGGTACGCGCTTGAAAAACCGGGACGAAATCATCGGCATGAAAAGCTATGCTCAGATAGAGCAGTTATACCTTCAGGGACTCCTTTCCGAAAACGCCACTATACTTTTTGAAAAGCTGAAAGCCGCACGCGAGGAAGCGGAGGGCCTGAGCGACACCGCGCTCGACTATCAGGAGCGGATGCGCCAAGCCCTGACAGGCAGTACCTATGACGGGGTGGTGGCCGGAATGGTAGCCGGCATAAAGGACGGCGGCAAAACGGCGGCAAGCACCTTTGAAGATTTGATGCGCGATGCCGTCAATTCATCGCTTGAGCTTTTTGCCAATTCCGAGATGCGCAAATGGTATGAGGAGTTTGCGACCTTGGCAGGAGATGAGGAGGGCCTCACCGCCGCGGAGATACAGCTATTGCGTAACAGTTATCTGGCGCTTTACAACAGCATCGACGAAAAAAACAGACAGCTGATGGAGATCACCGGGCTTGGATCGATAGCAAAACCGAGAGAGAGCGTGGCTCGCACAGGCCTGGCCGCAAGTCAGGAGAGCGTGGATATCACCAACGCCATAATGACCAACATCGCCAACCACACCTATGCGATGAACGAAAATGTACGCATGATGCGAGACATCAATTCGCAGCTGTTAATTAAAGTGACCAACATCGAGGGTGACACCGGCGCAATGCGGGGCGATCTTAAAGCGCTGCGTAACGACATAAGTGTAATAATGACAAAAGGTTTAACAATAGCAAGATGATTAGTTTAACTATAGACGGCATTGACATTTGGGAGGGTTACAATTGTGGCACCGTAGAGGGCACTTTAGCCGGATTACTTGAGCCACCGACTGCTAAAAATGTAGACTTTACCGATTGGCCTGAAATCAATGGTATCGACCCTGACCTCGCTACTTTTTGTTTGGATGCCCGGTCATTCGACGTGCGTATTCACGCACCAAGTACCACCGTTCTGAATTCGATAATATCAGTAATAGAATCCAATAACGGCGCTCATATCTTAGGCATGACCGGCACACCTTTAAGCATCTCTGCACGAGCCGCTGCTTACGCTTTTGAACAAATAGGTTACGCTTATATATTAAAAGTGTCCTTTATTGAAGACATGCCAAGCTACAGTGGCATATCGATGGCGGGAGGCATCGACTATGATTATAAATTTGACGGCGTACCTTTAGGCAATTATGGTATCGACGTGTTGGAAGGCACCGGTGACAGCGTGTTCGCGCCGTCGAAGTTCAAACAGAATTTGACCGTAAAAAGTGCCTTTGCCGCCGGCCAAAAATATGACATTTCAGGAGGGCTTAAATTAGCATCAAAAAGCTGCGTTTTAAGACTTCGTATTAGTCAGTCGATATCTAACACCGTAAATTCATATTATGCTTTTCTGGCCCACATAACAGGGCAAGGATCGCATGTTTTGACGGCCAAACGAAAAAGCATTGTACAGTTCCAAGTATATTATAAAAAAGGGGCCGTCAGAAATTGCTATTTGTCAAATAACCGATTATGGCTTGAATTTGACATCGAGCTGGAGCAATACAGAGGATACGCAGGAGAGTGATAGATGATAGAGTTGAAATATAATTCACAGACGTTGCTCATACAACCGGACGACTCGTCCTTCCGGTATCGCACCATAATGGGAGAGCATTCGGTGACGCTGGTCTTCGACTTGCCGGAATACGTCGACATACCGCAAGATGCCTACATCGACTATCAAGGGGAGCGGTACACGCGGAGACAACCCGCAGCGTTCGTCAAAAACGGCCCGCGCAATTACAGATACACTCTGATACTCGGCGCCGCACAGATGAGGTTGAAGGACTATATCCTTTATAACCCGATCGACGGCCGGCTCGAGTTCGACATGCACGCGAGACCTATCGAGTTCGCCCAGATGATCGTAGCCAACCTCAACGCCCGAGAGGGCGCGGGGGTCTGGAGCGTGGACGACACGACACTTGACTGGGGAAAGCCCAAGATTGAGGCGGAGGCTCAAGTGGTGGCGTTCAGTTACACCACGCTTCACGAGGCGCTCCAGATGGTGGCGGACGCGTTCGGGACGGAGTGGGAAATCAACGGAACGGCCTTAAGGATCGGGCGCGTGGAATATAACAAGACCAACAGCTTGGCTTTACCTTTGAGCTACGGCGCGGGCAAGGGCATAGAGCCGGGGACAGGGCGCTCCAATTTCGACCAGTCCGACGCGGTCGCAAGGCTATACGTGCAGGGCGGGGAGCGGAATATCGACCCGAGCACTTACGGCAAAAAGACGCTGCGCTTACCTCTCAATCAACTGATCCACTTTGACGGGTATTATTTTGAAGATGAGCCGGGTTATCACCATACTTCCGCAACTACCTTCAGATATCGCAGCTCTCCAGACGGCTTATCGGTAGCGAGGGCGTGGATACATATACCTTCCAGGAGGGAGGCGGTCATCGACTGCACGCACCACTACCCGAGCGAGCTGCACGCGGTTACAAGTGTAATCTTGGTTGACGCTGAAAGACACCACTATGACGTGGTGGTTGATGCTCCGGAAGACATACCTTACAACAGCGACACGCTGCGCATCGTCGGGGAGCAGGCCACGATCATCTTCCAGTCGGGGATGCTGGCGGGGCGCGAGTTCGACCTGCACACCGATGACGACGGAGTGATCCTCGCGGAAAAGGTATTTGACGGCTCGACATTCGTTGGATGGAGGCTTCCGATCGTACCGGCGGAGCATGACGGGATATTGATGCCCGATCCGGCGACGAACTATAAGCCCACCGTCGGCGACACCCTTAGGGTTTTCGGCATTACGCTCCCTCAAGATTACATTTGTAATAATACCACGAAGACCGGAGCGTCATGGCGAATGATGCGCGAGGCAATAAGATGGCTATATTACAACGAGATGCCGCGCTACAGTTTTACCGGCAAGCTGCAAAGGTCTTACGCACGGACGAATTGGGGAGCTATCGGCCCTAAGATAAAACTCGGCGGTTACGTCAGGTTCAGTGACGATCAATTTTTACAGACGCCACAATTGATACGAATAATCGGAATTAAAGATTTCATCAATGATCCCTATGCGCCGGAAATAGAGCTGAGTAATACCACCTGCAGTGTGGGCTTTTCGTCGGAGCTGGCAAAATATGATGCCGACGAGGTCAGAGCGGAAAACGCAGCCAAGAGCGTCCGCGAGTACGCGCAACGCCGCTGGCGCGATGCAAAGGTGTCACAGGCGATGATAGAGGAGGCCTTGCTCAAGGAGTTTAGCAATACCATATCGCCGATAGCGGTCAATACCATGCAGGCCATATTCGGAGCGGAGAGCCTGCAGTATGACTTCATCACCTCCCTGACTAACGACACGGTGGTGGATCACGCCCTTGACGTGACGGCTTCGCAGCTGACCGCACCCGCGGCGTTCATCAAGCACCACACCATCGGGATCGACGCCGTCCAGCCGAATAGAGCAGCGGGCGAATACCTACGCTGGTCGGTATCGGCACTGACCTTCGCCCTGCAGACGGACAAATCATACTATCTTTACATCAAGGCGTCAAAGAGCAGCAACACCGCGACCTTTGTGGCATCGGAGAGCGCGATAGCGTATGATGCCGATCCTGACCATTACCATTTGTTATATGCCACTATCGGCATACTGCAAGGAGAGGAACGCGCGGTAACAAAGTGGAACGGCTATACGGAGCTGACGCCCGGACGCATAACGGCTTATAAGTTCCTATCATCCGACGGCCTGCAATATATCGACTTTTTGACTAAAAAGGCACGCATCGGTGACGCCAACACGTTTATCGACTGGAACAGCAACGGCGACGGCAAACTGAAGATCAGAGGGACGATAGTTCAAAGCCCATCAGGAGCGGAGAGCGTCATCGGCTGCTACCGCGAAGCGTTCAACGTCAACTTAAGTTATTACGTCGGCGACATGGTGACCTATCAAGGCACTACGTACCGATGTATTAAAAATACGACCACCGGAGCGACGGAGCCGCCGACCAACACTACCTACTGGGCCGTCGCTGCCGCCGCGGGAGTATCAGGATTGAATACCGCCATAGTGTACCTTTACAAAAGGAGCGCAACGAAACCAACGCGTGATTTTACGACTCCGATAGTTTATAATTTCAACACCGGATTTGACGACACCACCTATGGCACATGGCACACCGACCTCGGCGCACTGACGGGAGTCGATCCGATCTGGGTCATAGCCGCCACGGCGCTCGAGGACGAGGACAGCCCCGGCGACGCCACCATTGCCGCCAACCAGTGGTCAGAGCCGGTCAAGTGGGCGGGCGACGGCGCACCCGGCCTCAACAGCGCGACGGTCATGCTTTACCAAAGGGCGACCAGCGTACCGGCAAAGCCGGAGGGCAATCTTACCTATACCTTCGCCACAGGCGCGCTAAGCGGTACGCTGGGCAACTGGTCTCAGACAATACCGGCGAATAATGGGCAGCCCTGTTGGGTGATACAGGCAACGGCCATATCGTCTGACGCTACCGACGTCATAGCGGCGACGGAGTGGAGCGACGTACGAGGGCTGGTAGCGGATGGTGCGACAGGCTTGCGGAACGCCATCGTCTATCTTTACAAACGCAGTGCGACCACGCCTACGCGAGACTTCACAACAAACGTCACATATGACTTCAGTACAGGCTTTACCGCCTCCACTTATGGCACGTGGAAAGCAAGCATCGCGGACGCCGCGGGGTCGGACGAGCTTTGGGTATTGGCTGCCACGGCCCGGGAGACAACACCGAACGGAGGGACGGCGGTCATATCACCGGCGGAATGGGCCGCTCCGGTCAAGCCTGCCGAAAACGGCCTCAACAGCGCCACCGCCGTCTTATACCAGAGGACGGCCGGCGCACCGGCAAAGCCGGCAGGAGCTTTGACTTACACCTTCGCCACGGGAGTGCTAAGTGGCACGCTGGGCAACTGGTCTCAGACAATACCCGCATCGAACGGACTGCCGTGCTGGGTAATACAGGCAACGGCCATATCATCCGGCGCAACCGACGTCATCGAAGCATCGGAGTGGAGCACCGCTGTAAAGCTCGTCGAGGACGGACTGAACGGCTGCCCTCTAAGAGGCGTTACCGAATGGCAGGCAGGGCGTCGTTATGAGGGTGGCAACCCGAGGGCGGGCGACGAATATCAGGACATCGTCGTCTATGACGGCAGTTTTTACGTGTGTACCGAAACGCACACGGCCACTGCGGCCGATACGCCTCCCACACTCATGGGAGCGAAATGGAAAGCCGGTAGCCAATTCGACTTTGTGGCAACAAAAATCGCCTACATAAAAAAGACGTTGATCGAAAATGCCGTCATCGACACCCTGCAGACGCAAGAAGTTAACGGAGGCAGAATCGAGGCTATCGGCGATCGCATATCATCGTATAAAAATAACGTAGAGAAGTTAAAAATCCACAGCGGCAGCCTTTCGCCTCTCGCGGGCGGCGGGAGCAATACCTACGACATAGCGAGCTCGTCAAAAACACACACACACACGCACACTGGGAGTAACCCAATCACCCTTTACGGTGAAGGGGAAAGTGAACTTGCGACAGTTAATCCGGCAGTAGATTATAACCAAATTATAGTACCCACACTGACTATAGACTTCTCTACAAATGCAAGTGAGCCGAATGACACTGGCGCCACTGTTTCCTGGGCGCTTGAGTTTGGAGGGATTTTGATAAGCAACGGAATGTTTGATGGCCCGGGAAGCATCACTACGCCAGCTAAAACAATTTCATTACCGAAAGGCGTTAATTCGACATTGAAACTATACTATTCATACGAGCTGATGTCACNCGGCAATTCAGTGAGCTTTACTCTCGCCTCGAACGCAAAGAGTGGCAATGCCATCGTCTATTCGGTGAGTGGATTTACAGAAGTGGCGTCGGACGGCTTTAAAAGTCAATGGGCCAGCAACAAATATCTCTACATCGATTTAGATGATGGGATGAAGATGCAGTACGGCAATGCCCGTTTAGAGCTTGACGAAACAAATGGTATAAAGGCGAGCCACATTGGAGCTAATGACACTTTTGCTGTAGTAGCCAAAGACATAAAAGAAATAAAGGTAGTTACTGCTATGCCGAG